CTACTCTACCTGTTTTGTATGCTTCAGGTTCCCAAGGCATCCATAATCCAACCTGACCTACATATACATCATGATTAGGATCTAATTCTCTTAACATTTTACATCTTAACTCAGCCTCCTGTTGATTAGGAAAAACTCCTCTAACTTTAATTCCTCGTGTTGATGTTTGGTAAGCATTTGTGGAGGCAAATTGTTCTTCTAATTTATCTTCATAATGATCAATAAAATTTCTATAATCATCTGTTACTGATTCAGATTGTAATCTTTCTTTTTCTGATAAAACAAATTCTTTTAAATCATTACTTAAATTATCAGAATTTAACTTGTATTTAAACGCTATAAAGTTAACAAATTGTGTAAATTTTTCTAGAGATTTTTCAAAATCATAATTCTTTAGGAATTCTTGAAAAAAGAAATGTTCTTTTTCCTTTAGGATTTTTTCTGGAGAAATAAAAGATAAACAAACGAACTTTTGACCTGCAATAGCTTTATCTTCATCTAGCAAATCTACATATTTAGGACTTTTCTTATCATTAAAAACTTGTTCAGTATTTTCCTGCATATTATAAATTTTATTGAATATTTGTATTTAAGCTTTTTAAGATTATTTATATAAATCATATTTTTTTCTATTTAATTAATATAAATGGAAATGCTTGATTTTGGTGAACTTATTAAAAGAGCTGTTAAATAC